AGCGATCCGTTCGGCAGTTAAATATGCCGGCCAAAAAGGTTGGCTGATTACTATTTCTGCATCTGGCAAATGTCGATCAAATTCTGAATCTGCACCGTCTTTGTCTGATGTGACAACCAACTCGTGTCCCATACTTTCTAAAAATTTTCTTAGACCCAATTCGCCAGTTACGCTGCCTAATAATGTGCCAGCCTGAAAATCCACTTGATGTGGATTAGGAACTGTTTGTCCGTCTGGATAATGCGTTATTCTAGGAATATTATTCCTTGCATAGCTGGTTGGATAGCCGTTTACAGGATCATCATATAAAACACAAAGCACTTTTGACATATAAATTTCTCTCCTAGGTATATGTAATATATCTGTTGCCCAAATAAGACTTTATCTCTTGCGAGATGCGCTTTCACACAGGTCTCAAGTTACTTTACATTATTAATTAACGTGATGAAAATTAAACTGAAAAACTACTGCCACACCCGCATGTTGTTTTTGCATTTGGATTTAAAATAACAAATTGTGAGCCTTGTAGTTTATCAGTTTTGTAATCTATAGTTGCTCCATCAAAATATTGCATACTTATTGAATCAACTAGTAATTCATTAACAATAAAATCATCTTCATTCTTTTCATCTTCAATGGTAAATCCATAATTAAACCCTGCGCATCCACCACCAGAAATAAATGCCCTTACATATCTTGCGGTGGGTTCATCAAGTAAAATTTCTTTAATTTTTTTCTGTGCATCTTGGGTTATTGTTAACATATTTAGTTCCTAACTACAAAGACATTTTAATTGATAGTCTTTGACTGCTGCCTTAATTGCATCTTCAGCAAGAATACTGCAATGTATTTTTACAGGTGGCAATGATAACTCTTCCGCAATGTGAGTATTCTTTATGCTGACGGCTTCATCAAGTGTTTTACCTTTAATCCATTCGGTTACGAGACTTGAACTGGCAATAGCGCTACCGCAGCCGTAGGTCTTGAATTTTGCATCTTCAATAATGCCTTGATCGTTGACTTTTATTTGTAGTTTCATTACATCCCCGCAGGCAGGTGCACCAACCATACCTGTACCTACAGTACTGTCGCTTTTGTCAAACGATCCAACGTTTCTAGGATTTTCGTAGTGATCAATTACTTTATCGGAATATGCCATTTATTATATTAAATTTTGTTATGTAGGACAAGTCAAAGTCTACTAGTGGTCAGAACACTTTTCTTTTTTGCTTATACAGTAATTCATGAACTTGCTATAAGAACTAATAATATTATATCGTACCCACAATGTATTATATAGGTACAGCGTAAATAAAATCCAGGTAAAAAAAGCCAGTTGGCCCTTTTAGACTTGTTCAGCTTGATAGCTCCCAAAGTTCGCTTAATCTTAAATGACTTCTGTTCAATAAGATCTACAGGTGGGTTGTAGATCTTATTGAAATCAGACATTAAGCAGCTTTTGCAAACTCAACTGCCTTTTCAAGGGCTCTAAGTTTTAGACTCTTATTAGGACCGAACCAAGCTGACTGAATACGAGTCTCATTACTACGACCAAGCAAATGATCGGTCATGAACGTAACTGCATTGAACGGCTGCCACCAGCTGCCTTCAGCAAACTTAGCACCAGGCTGCTTCTCAAGCACATCCAAAGCTTGGATAGCATTGCGGGAAACCTTCTCTTCTTCCTTAGAGAGCGTCGGGAAGATAGTAGCAAAGTATTCCTTAACCTTATTATCGTTATAACGCTTGCTACCAAGGAACTGAGCCATATCCTTATACATCTGCAGCTTATCCTTAGCAATACCAAGCATTTCTTTAGCAACATCACCATCAAACGACTTACGGTGATTCATCTTGTAGGAATTAGTAGTCTTTTGGTCAAGAGCAAGTGTAAGGGTGTTATTGCATACGACACGAATAGGGGTAAACCGAATATCAATAGACTGACCAAACTTATGAGGATTAGTAAAAAGCAAATACCCCTTAACTTCATCTCCACCAAACAGCTCGAAGCCATCCTTGATCTTAGCAAGAGCCCAAACGACTTGACCTTTCTTGATAGACCCAGCAGTATGCATTTCCATATCGCCTGAATGAACAAAATCATTGAAGAACTCAAATGCTTCTTGGTTTTGAACCGGGTTCCAGTCCTCGGTAACAATGTCGAGAATCAAATTATCGGAAGAACGAACCAGTGCATAACGACCGGTAGCCCGCTTAGCGCCGTTGACGTCAATAAAAGCAGGTACCTTATTTACGGACCAATCAAGGTCAGCAGTCTTGAGCATTTGCTCGGGGGACAGATCGGCAGGAACTTCCTTGCCAAGACCGTGCCAAGGAACTTCACCAGCGTAAGCAATAGTTTCAATCAGATGTGCCATGTCATATATCTCCTTTTCAAATGACACGATATATTATTTTCGGCACGAAAATAAATCAACTTATTTTTGTACTATTTTATCTATTGCATCCCAATGAAGCATATTTAATATGACATAGAGATCTCTAAGATCCTCTGTTTCCATTTCATCAAGCATGGAAGAATCGATATCTGAAATGGGTATACCATAGAACATTTGATGTTCTATCATTTCTTCTAGTTCTGATGCTCTTCTGTAATCCATGGCACCTCCTGAAGTAAATGGAGCGGATAGTGGGAATCGAACCCATCCTCTCTGGCTTGGAAGACCAGGGCGCAGCCACTACACCATACCCGCTTAAACTGTAAGAGCTTTTTTAGCCCCGTAAAACAAAGAATATGCTTTTTGCTTCTCTATGCCTAGCCTTAATGATATTTGATTTACGATATCACCCGTTTTTTTGTCAGACATACTTGCATAAATCTCTCTAGCTATCTGAGCATTAGATGATATTTTTGTTTCTTTTTCTTCATATACTGAACTATCCTTGCCCAGAATTTTCTCTATTTTAGCTAAACGCATCTCTGCGTGATGTATAACTGTACAAGGATCGAAATCTTCACCTTGAACAATAGCTTCATCTAGAGCTGTAAGTGCATAAATTCTACTCTTTCTTACTTCTGTATTAAATTGAACTGGTACGCCCAGTTTAAATAATATAGCGTTACATGTTCTAACAGGATTGCTTTGATTGTCTAAGTACGTTCGAACTGACTGAACCATAACAGTTTTAGACATCTTATAATTTATACCTATCTTTTTAAGAATCTCTTGAACAGGCTCATTTACTGAATTAATTAATACAGCTTGCGTAGTTGAGCATTTAATTTTTTTACGTAACATTATTATGATATAGATTAAATAAATTTATTGTACTATCCCTGTAGTCATTTGGGGATCTTACAAAGATTTGAGGTGTATTTTCTTCTTCGACAGCTATAACCAGTATTATATTATCAACGGGTAAATTATACAACTCTTCTACCATTATTGCATACGCTGTTGTTTGCTGAAAATAGTTTTCAATCCACTCAACCTTCTTTATTTTTGTTGATGTCTTGTAGTCTACTATGCAAACCTTCCCGCCCACTCGACAGAGCATATCACATCGACCTGCTGCTTTAAGCTTTTTGGAATACAATGGAATTTCTATGTTATATACGCTTTCTAGGTTCTTATCGAGATATTCTTTTATCTGATTAAAAAGAGAAATGCTTAATGGCATTTTACCTTTTAAATAATCGTCTAGGTTGTTAACATAGTCTTCACATATCTTGTGAACAGCGGTACCTCTACTAGCAGCTGTAGTAGCAATCTTATCTGCTACTTCTTTACCAACTCTATTTCTCCATTCTGATAAAGAACCGCTCTTGAACGAGGACAATACTGTTGTAACTGACGGTAATTCCTCTCCGTCAACTAAATAAAAACGTTTCTTATCTCTCTCTACACTATTAAGTTCTATTACAGGTAAAGGGTTGTGTTGAAATCTCATCTACTACCTAGGTGCTTTTTAATAATATTTTGGGTTTTAATTTGTTTAATAGATTTCTTAAGGGTTTTTTCTGCTAAAGCGCTACTAGAGTGTTTTTCACTTACCTTACATAGAACTTCTTTCCAACCATTGTCATTTCTTATACCACAAACGCCACTGACTATACTAGGTATAGTTGATATGTCATAATATCTCGTTAAATGAGGGTTGTCAGCATTAAACTGCTTATACTCGCTTAAACTTAATTTAACCTCAATGACCTCGTTAGTAGTTGTGTCTAAAAAGGTATAAAAGGGCATATTATTTTAGCCTTTCTACTTATCTTTTTTTCGCCTGATGTAATCAGAGATACTAACTAATAATGACTCATTTTAACAATAAAAAAGCTATTCCAAAACCATCTATTCATTAGTAATTATCATCCAATGACATAAGCTTAATAATATCTTTGGACTTTAAAATATTTTCTAAGTTCTTAAAAGATTTTTTTTCTTTTGCATTTTTAAACTGCTTAATTTGGTGATGAGGTTTATCTGTATCCTCATAACTGTTAAAGTTGGTTTTCTTTTGTGACTTGCTCATTTTTCTCCTCTGTTGAAATTAAATCTGGGAACGCTTCCCTTACTACCTTTTCAGTAACGCCTTTGTATGGTAACTTCTTATCTTTGACCGATACCATCAACTCTGCATCATTTTTATCTAATGATTCTATTAGCTGAATAAATAATGACTCTCTTTTAAATTTGGTAAGGTTAGGGTTGCCGCCTTCGATAAAAAGATAGAGTCTTCTTGCCTCCGAGTATAATCTTCCTTCTAAATCAAGATGTTCGCTTGGCTTATAAGGTGGCGTGCCTTCAGGTAGAAGGAAGATAATTTTAGAATCAAATACACATTTTAAAATAATGCGCAGAACAGGATTATCGTTGGCTTTTAGAAAATTAACCTTCGCTTCAATACCTCTAAGCTCATTGCAGCTCTTTAGTAACTCAGATATAGATTTTTTCATTTAAAACTCATTGATATGTTCGAGTTGAATTTTAAGCTTCTTTTCAACAAGAAAGTTAAAAATTTTATTTTTAGACTTGTTACTTTCCTTTTCATATTCATTTATAACTTCAGTCTGAATATTATCTGGGATAAAAGTAAGATCTATAAGCTGTTCATTACGAACCCAATTTTTAAGAAGCTCACCGGTAAGCTCTTTTCTAGGATTATTCATACCTTCAAACCTGTCTAATCTAGCAGGTTTTTGGCGAATATTGTTTACAAAGCTATCATCGGGCGAAAAGATATTAGGTATACCGTCACCTCTATCACCTTTAATAATAAGCTCTCTTGTAAAATTCACTGGGTTACTATTCTTGATAGCTTTTTTACGTATTGGGTCGTATTGACTAACATTGCCGAAAATTTGTAATTGCACAAAATCCTTATCACCTGAGAGAATAAGTATTGGCTCTCCGGTATTTAGCATTTGTCCGTGTTTTATAACTAAAGTGCCAATTACATCATCAGCTTCAGCACCTTTAACCTGAATTACTCTATAAGGAAAAAACTCTTTGAGTTCTAACTTAATTTTATTAAGTAGGTTAAATATTTTATTCCAATCAAGTTCAGATTCTTCTCTTAATTTTTTTCTATTTGCTTTATAGTAAGGAAACACTTCTTTTCTCCACACCTTCCTATCATCGCAACATATAATAAGTTCGCCGAACTCAAGTGAGAATTTTGTTTTTAATGATCGAATAGTATTAAGAACCATGTGTCTAAAAAGGTCCTCGTCTACTTCTATATTTGTATGGTTTCCAATCTGCGCTACTAAATTAGCAATACAGACCTGATTAAGGTCAAGCAAGATCATTTTAAAGTTTAATATTTTCTTTAGTTTTAAACGTCAATCTAATAAATTGCGCCATGATATGCATCAGCGCCTGATGTGCATCTTCTACAATACCGTAATTTGATATCGGTACATGAAGTACCACATCAGCAATATCTAGTGCTTCTCCACCATCAAATCCAACCAGTGCAATTGTATTAACGCCGCTGTTTTTTGCTGCTCTAAGTACTCTAATAATGTTTGGTGAATTGCCACTTGAGGAAATAGCTACTAATGTATCCCCCGTCTGAGAAAACATGTCCAGCTGATAGCTGAAAATGTGTTCAAATGCTATATCATTGGCTATGGCAGTAGTTAGAGAAATACTTGATGGAAGGGATATAACTCGAGGAAGAAAACGTGTATCTGCATATATCCCTTTCGTATGGTCACAAAGAAAATGTTCACTTATGGCAGCTGAACCTCCGTTTCCACAAACAAATATCGTCCCCCTGTGCAGTGTAGTATTAACTAAAAAATTAATAGCTTTATCTACTAAGACAGGGTCTATACTCTCTATACCTTTTTTCAGTGAATCAGTATATGTTTGTATATAATTATCTATTTTCATAAATTACTCTACTACCTTCATATTCAAATTTAAAGTCAAAATACTTTAATCCTAGCTTTTTCGCTTTGTCAATTACTTTTGACTTATAAACATCACCAGGCACATAGACTAAAAAGTATCCCCCACCACCGGCACCTAGGAGCTTGCCGCCCATGGCTCCAGCTTTCTTCAATTCCTCATAATAACCATCTATTACATTATTACTTATACTAGATGCAAGACTCTTTTTAAGTTTCCATGCAATATCCAGCATATCCCCAAAATCGTCTAATTTATCTTTTACGATCTTTTTATATGCGGTTTTTGCCATGTCTGCAAGTAATAATAAATTGTCGTGATTATTATTTCTAGATTGCTCTTGTAGAATACTTGAAGCGTTACGACTAATGCCAGTAAAAAAAAGCAATAAATTATTATTAAGTTTACCAACAGTGTTGCTGGATGTATGAACCGGGGTTACTTTAACAGAATGATCAGAATAAAACGTATATTGGTTAAGACCGCCAAAAGCCGCTGCATATTGATCTTGTTTGCCAATAGGTTCCCCACACGCATCAATTTCAATCGAACATGCATCTTCAGCAAGATCAAATTTATTAAATGACTTATATTTCTTGTATTTGTAAATCGCGTTCAAAAGCCCTACAGTAAAAGAAGATGATGAGCCGAGACCTGTGCCCTTAGTAGGAATTTCAGAAAATGAAGCAATTTCAATATTTTTACTAATATTGTGGGCAAGAAGAATATTTCTTATTCTGTCGTGCTTTAACTCATTGATATTCTCAACTACCTCAATGTCATTGTACACTGCTTTTATACCGCTCAATGATGTCTTACATGCAGTAATATACATGTACTTGTCAATTGTAGTAGATAAGCAGATTCCGTTATGTCTTGAATAAAATGAGGCGATATCACTACCGCCTCCAAAAAAACTAACCCTAAGTGGAGTCTTTACTAGGATCATAACGTGTTATATATAAACATCGGACCTTTAGTCATTTTTCTGCTTTCAACCGTTGAATAACGCTCCTTCATACCTGTAAGCAGGTCGGTCCATTGATCTGAAATCTTTTGCCAGTTAAATCTTGTATCTGCATATGTCTTTACAAATTGTTGGTATATCTGTAATTCTTTAGTATTAACTGTAGAAATCGTATTATCTAGTGCATGATAAAAAATACCAGCATGTTTGTTAATATCTTCTGTGCCCTGATACATGAATGTTAGACCACCAGCCGTGTCTATTAATCCCCCTTTGTTTGGGTGAATACACAAACAGCCGGCAGACATAGCCTCAATAAGAGATCTGCTATTGCATTCAAACCAAATAGATGGATATGCAAAAATATGTGCATTCTGTAAAGCCTCTCTTACTACATCGTTTGAAGCATAAGAATGGTAATTAATACGAGGATGGTTGCGGCATCTCTCATACAAAGGCTCAAATTGCTTATCAGCATCTTCCCAACCATAGATCTTAAAGCTTGAGAAGACATCTAGGTAAATATTATCATACTTTTCAGCTAACTTTTCAAACACCGGCACCAACAACGCCAATCCACGCTGAGGGGTGGATGTGTAAATAAGCCTTACTTCATCTTTGCTCTTTTCCTTAAAAGGAATCGGATCAATAGCAGTCTCAATAATGATTGCGTCGTCATCATAAGGAAGACCAAGCATATGTTGATACCGATAATACTGCCATTGACCACAAAAAACTAACTTATGAAAGCGGTCCCTGCTTGTTTGGTCCCTAAGATGGCTAGTCTCCGGGTCATCTGGTAAATCGTGCAGCCAATAAATTCGAATCTTATCCTCTTCAAGATCTCTGACTCTAGAACAAATAATTTGGAAATCATCTGCCAGGCCTGGCGGAAGTCTCTCAGCCAGCCCACGCTTCATCATCTCTGTGCCGCCTTGAGCCTTAGCAGAAATTTCATTCTCTTCAAATGCCATTTTTTTCTTCCCTATAACAATAAAAGTCCCAACTAGACTTAATAATCGAATTTAAACTGCTTTGATAAAAAAATCCGGTTTCATTAATAAATTTGCTTGGGTCAGCGACTAGATAGCCGGGGTCACCCTCTCTTCTACCACTTAGTATATACTGTAGATCTATTTTATTTACGTCTTCAAAAGTATGAATAAGCTCATTGAGCGACGTGCCAATACTTGTGCCTAGATTGAAGATATGCACACCTGGATTTAAATCTAAAAAATCACTAGCGTGAAAATGAGCTCTACACACATCATTTACGTCAATATAGTCCCTGACAGCTGTCCCATCTCTTGTATCATAGTCGTTACCAAATAAAAAAAACGGAGTACCAGTAAAAGCTGACTTACACATAATAGGGATAATATGTGTTGTTTCTGGTCTGTCTCCAACATCGCCCCTTGCTCCTGCAACGTTAAAATATCTAAAAACAGTACTTGAAATACCGTGTCTCTCGTAAATAACGTCAAACAGTTTTTCTGACTTTAATTTTGAATCACCATAGTAATTGGGCGGCTTTTTTTCTGATTCTTCTGCTACAGGAGTATTACTCTCTTCATATACTGCAGCTGTGCTAGAATATATTATTTTGCCTTTCCATGAAATAGAAGACAAATTCTGAAGCATTGCTGCTGTGTTGCCTACGTTATTCTCATAAAACCTCATAGGGGTTTCTTGACTCTGTTTAACATCAGCGGATGCAGCTAGATGAAAGATGGTATCAATACCGTAATATTGAATCAAGGTAGTAAAAACGTAGGATGAAATACATGCACCCATTGCTACATCAATATACGCATGCTTGTTATAATATACGTTAGAACCTTCAGATCCGTAAACGATATCAATACCTAAGACGTTATATCCGCACCCTTTGCAGTGTTTAGCTAGAACGGATCCAATATATCCTGCGCTACCAGTGATAGCGACCCACTTATTATTAATTTCACTCATCTAGGTATTAGATGTGGTAAAAGTTGTATCTAAACCACTAAATTTCCACGAGTACAAACCCTCTAAAAGAGCAGGGTCTTTAGAATCACTAATCTCAATAGTATCTACTCCGGCGGCTCCCGTTATTGCGCAATCTACCATGGTCAATCCATACGGTGTAATATGAACTGTATCAACCTTTTTGCTTTCCGCATCCATAACCCGCTGACGGAGCTCTGATGAGCTAAAAGTGTGGCGGCGTCTATTATATACCACTTCAATGCCTCTTTCTAAGCAGATATTTTTGCCGGTAAAAGGTACATTTTTATATTCTTCACCTATAATGCGCACATCTATTTGTAAAATATTTAAAAGATCTTCTAGATCTTTTTCAGTTTCATACACATAAATCTCATCGATAAGTTGTGTTGCTTTAAGCTGCAGCTGTCTCTCAACTATCGATTGAATAGGTTTACTCTTAAAAGATCGGTCAATCGAAGGGTCTGTTTGTAACCCTACTATAAGATAGTCGCAAACCCGCCTAGCTTGTTGGAGCATATCGATATGTCCTGCATGAAACAGATCAAATGTAGAACATGTAAACCCTACTCTCATTATAGTTTTCCTAACGTAAAATTAAAATGTTTAATGCTATCCCAACGAAACGATCTCCATTCCTGCTTGTCTAAGTCAAAAACTGGTTGTATTTCATTACTAGGAGTCTTTACTCTATCAGTTTTCTTACTATAGTCTTTAATAAGATCGTCTTTTAAAGTGCATTTCATATTACGAAGCTCACCATTAGATTTTATAAAGCTAATATTAACTTCCGCAATCGAAAGCGCATACTTAATAAAATTTTTATTGGCTTCTTCGTTAAAGTGCTGTTCATTCTTTTGGTTCATCTTTTCCTCTAGACTGTTTTTTCTTTGCATCTTCAAAAGATACTGCTGCATTAATAAACATACTTTTGTAAATACCAGTCTTTGCTTTATCATTCATAAGACATAGCATTCTTTTAAGATCCCTGGGCATTTTAAATTGCGAGTTAGTTTTCATTTAGTCTTCTTAATCAGGCTATGAGCTTCTTTTGCTAGTTTGTATACACGGTTGTTAGATCTTACTATGTAAAATGTTTTTCCTTCAATATCTTCCTCGTTAATAATATCACCATGAATATCATTATTGTTAAAAATATTTCTCAAAATTATGTTTTCCCGGATCTTATATACAGGGCGTCTATTATTATGTCGTAGTGGGTGTATCATTATTAACAACCAGTCGTTTGGGAGGTACTTCTAGTTTATTCATAATTTCTAATAAAAGCAACTCTTTAGTGGTTGCCTGTGTAATAAAGTTGCCATCTAAATCCCATGCATACCAGATACCGTCTTGAACATAAAAATTTAATGGGATAACCCAATCATTAGGTAATTGTTGAGCTGAGTTCTCGCATTTTTTTTTATCTCCTGAAGAATGCCCTGTCTTCATTAAATAAACCCTTACTACAATCTCTAAGATAGAGAGCACCCCGAACAAAATTAAAATTTTTTCTACAAAACCCATATCAAGCATTTATTTCTTTCCAACCACCGGTAATAAGATTAATAATAAATGAGTTTAACTCTACTTTATTTACTTTAAGTCTCTGTTGTTGTTTTCTGTCTTTTTGAAGAAGCACAAAACCGTATTGCTCTCTATATACAAATATAGATCTTTCATCTTTCTGAAAGATGTGCATAGGCCTAATATTTGAGTAGTCGTAGCTAAAGCAGTTGGTAGTTTTCATTTATCATCTCGCGAAGAATAACATATTATAGCATATTATAGTAATTAAAGCAACCCGTCTTACAAACATAGTAGCTGTCTATAAGATCTGAGGATGGACTCCACTGTTTTTCAGTTAGTTTAAACTGCTCTTTAAAATTAACCGTGGTTTCCTCTATAAAAAATTGCTGCATAATTTCTTTATTAGAGTTGCCTTTGCCTGTAGCGGTTTTTTTTATTACAGTGGGAGGAATAGTGTATATCTGCTTGCCTTCGTTCCATAATCTATATTTTAATACTCCTGCGTTTTCTGCAATATTAAATACTCTACCGGTAGAATTAAAACTATAGTCTTCTAAAAAAACCACATTGACCTTATACAGGTTTATTTTTTCTACTATCCAATTGGATATGTTGTGATATCTTTGTAATTGCGTAGCATAATCAGGGAATAAAGCACACTCAAGCACTTCGCCTTTTAATACATGCTTTTTATTACTTGTCAAGCAATAAAATTTGCACGTATTAAAAGCGAAGCTACATGGATCGATATTAATGCATACAGCAGGTGAACTTAGGGATAAATCAATCCCGGCGCAAAGCATTAATTGTGTCCAGTGTAATCCCCTAAAAGATCAAGCTCATCGTCATAATCTTCATCTTCTTCAAACGACTCAACTAGTTCTTCCCCGCAAAAAGGGCAAAAAGTAACATATTCAATATTATACTCGGTGTTAACTTCAAATTGCGTGTCACAATTTACACAATAATGCTCATCTTCTTCTAAAACTGCTTTTTCTTCAACTTGTGTCATATTACACCCCTTAGTATTGTTTTATGCTGCCCATACATCTTCCCAGGTACCAGACAAGGCGCCCTTTGCGTAATCTGTTGCTCTATTTTCAAAAAAGTTGGTATGTGTTGGTGCGTTAATCATTTCTTCTACCCATGGTAATGGGTTCTTCTTAACCTTAAAGATGCCCTTGAGGCCTAGCGAAATAAGTCTGCGGTCTGCAATGTATCGTATGTAGTGCTTAACTTCATCTGCGGTAAGAGAAGGCATATCACCCATGCTGAACGATAAATCAATAAATCTGTCTTCCAAAGCTACCATACTCTCTGCAATCACATAAATTGAGCTTTTAAGCTCGTTATTCCACAGCTCTTTATTTTCTTCTATATATGTTCTAAACAACTTAATCATAGATTCAGCATGCATTGTCTCATCTACAATCGACCATGTAACGATCTGACCCATACCTTTCATTAGCCCGTGTCTTGGAAAGTTTAGAAGCATAATAAATGAACTAAATAGCTGCATACCTTCCGTAAATGCCGAGAAGGCCGCAATATTTGCTGCTACTGAAGCAGGTGTACCATTCTTATGTGATAACTCCACAAAGTAATCGTGCTTTGCTCTCATTGATTCATATTCTAAGAACTCACCATAGGTTGATTCTGGCATTCCAAGAGTTTCGATGAGATGTGAGTAGGCTGCAATATGCAGAGCTTCGCGAGCAGCGAAACCACAAAGCATCATTCTTACTTCTGGTTGCGGGAAATAAGGTAAATAGTTCTTAACATACCCGCCGGCCACATCAACGTCACCTTGTGTAAAGAATCTAAAGATGTTTGTTAGAAAATGCTTTTGCGAATCGGTCAGTTTATTTTTCCAATCCTTAACATCTTCAAGCATGGGGACTTCTGTATGTAGCCAGTGTGCTTGTTCATGCTTAAGCCAGCTTTCGTATGCCCATGGGTAATGAAACGGTTTAAACGAATCCCTTTCGTCGGTGAGTCTTGGCTTTGTCTTGCGTATCATTGATTAATCCTTCCTAGTGTTTAGTATTTTCTTATCCTTTTTTATTTTCTTACCCTTCACAAGCTAAGCACATCTCACCTTCGGCTAGCTGCTTCATATCGATTTCTTCAATTATTTGTCTTTCTACTTTTTTTGCAACCTTATCAGCTTTGCCGATTTTTTCTGATCTGCAGTAATAAAGCGTTTTAAGCCCTTGTTTCCAGGCCATGAAATGTACTGCATGCAGATACTTAACGTTTGTATTGGGTCTAAAGAAGAGATTAAGTGATTGCGCTTGGTCTACAAACTGTTGTCTGTCTGCAGCATGCTGCACTATCCATCTTTGATCAATTTCCATGGAAGTCTTATATACATCCTTTGTCCATTCATCCAAGAATTCTAGGTGCTGCACTGATCCGTCGTTAGCAATAATGCTAGACCATGTCTCATTGTAGTCTATTCTTGGATCGCCCTGACAGAGCTTTTTTATTAGCTTATCCAGATATCGATTCTTGTTTAAGAACGAACCTGAAAGTGTGTCTTGTCTATATGCATTGGCCCGATACGGCTCAATACTGGGAGACGTATTACCCATGATAATACTTGAAGAAGCATTAGGAGCAATAGCCATAACATGGCAAAAACGATTGCCAGTTCCAGCAGCGTCAGGGGCTTCTCCTCTTTCTGCTCCGAGCCTTTTATTTGCCGCATCTAACTGCCTCCTGATATACTTGAAAATTTTAACGTTAGTACTAACAGCTAGCGCAGATTCCCATGGAACGTTTTTCTTTTGAAGGTACGCATGAAATCCGAGAGCTCCGACGCCAATACTCCGCTCGCGAGCGGCACTAAAGCGAGCGCGGTGAATGCTATCTGAAGCGTTGTCAATAAAATATTGAAGCACGTTATCAAGCATTTCTGCAATGTCGCCGAGAAAGTTAGGGTCATCTTTCCAATCATCGTAATACTCCAGGTTGACAGATGAAAGACAACAAACGGCAGTTCTCTCTCTATCTGTGGGTAAAATAATTTCTGAACATAAGTTTGATTGTCTTATTTTCAGACCGAGAGCTTTTTGAGACTCAGGCATGCTATTATTACTAGTATCTATAAAGTGAAGATACGGCTCGCCTGTCATCATTCTCATCTCAAGAATTCTTTGCCAAAGCTCTCTTGCAGATAGCTTTTCTCTTACTGTTCCGTTGTGTGGGTCTTTTAGCTCCCATGAATCGTCCGCATTCGGATCAACCATACTTTTCTCTATAATCTCCATAAAGTCATCAGTAATATTAATACCATGATGGAGATTGAGACATCTCATATTTTGATCGCCCGTGGGCTTTCTCATTTCCAAAAAAATTAAAATATCAGGGTGAGAAATATCAAGGTAAGCAGCATAGCTGCCGCGGCGAGTCCTACCTTGACGATAAGCCAAAGAACTTGCATCATAAGTTCTAAGATGAGGCATAACGCCCACAGACTTATCATCAGAACTACGAATCCCAATACCAATACCAATGCCACCCCCTAGCATTGAGAGCCAGTTGACTTCCGACAGGCAGTCAACGAGCCCTTCCGCAGAATCGTGAAGATAAGGTAAAAAACATGATATAGGAAGACTCCGCTTACTACGACCAAATGAAAGAATAGGAGTGCTGTAAGATAGCCAATGCTTGCTACTATAGTCATAAAGTCTTTGAGCATGTTCCAAGTTTGAACCAAAAGCTTTTGATACATGTGCAAACCTCTCTTGTGGTGAAACTTCACTTTCTGTCATGTACGACTCTTTAAGTCTCTTGAGTCCTAATTCATCAAACAACGAATCTCTTGTGCGGTCAATTTGAAGACCGTGTACTGTTTCTACGCTCATATAACCTCTACTTACTTGAAGGTGCCTTCGAATATTTCTTTTTGTGTTTTATACCACTCTTGCCAAGCTATTACTGTTTCACGGAGCTCGTTGCAGGTTCCATAGTTTTCGACGACTGTTGTAAGGAGTTCACTGGCTTTAACTTCGGAGGGGGTTTCATCAGCTGTTCCGGGGCTTCCGGAAACTTCATTTTGACTGGCACTGTCGTGGAGCATGATAAAAGACTTAGGGAAATCAATATCGTTATCATGCTTTGTAATGTAAGTTTCGATATATTTGACATTTGCATCTGCTGTTTCCTTTACTATTCTTACTTTATCAACATATTTTGTAATAATTTTAACATTTGCTACAGCTACTTTAGCTTGTGCTGCTGCGACTTTAATTTCTAATTCTTTAACTTTTGCTTCCCACCATCCATTAGAAAAGAGCACCCCTTCAATAAAAAACCCAATACAGCAAACAACCAGCCCGGTGAATAAGAAGGGTAGTCTATATTGATTAACGAACGGTATTGAGTATAAAACAAATGATGAGAATATAAGAAGTGCTCCTGCGAGAACAGCTGCATGTACTAACCAATCCGGGATAAAATTTATTAAAAACATTAAAGACATGCTAGCCGGTTCCGTAGGAATCAATCAAAGGAAACACTGCTGATATAACTTTAGAACACTCAAAAGCTACTTTACGATGCTCTTTTTGAGTGCTCGCATCAGTGCGTAGTTGTATATAGTGTATCCAGGACCGCAGTGTTCCGTTCACGTAGAGTCTAGATTCTGTCAAGCCTTCCGGGAGGATTGCACGGGCTTGCTCCTTGGCAATACCGTTTTCAATGGCCCAGGTATATACGTCCTTAGCTCGTTGAATAATTGCCTGTTGTTTTAATTCCCATGCAGATTGTAGCATTAGATCGTCTATATCGATACTATTCTGTCTGTTCTTTGAGTCCTGTAGTCTAGCTTCTCTAGTTACAAAATTCAGCTCCTTAGTAGGGTCTGCATATCGTTGACTAAACTCCTGAAATGAAAAGCTCCTATGGCGGAGCATTTGTCTCGCTATGTCTCTTGTAGTGTTAACTTCAATACATACCGAAACCATTTCAAGCGGCGACCAATGCTTATTTTTGATGAGATATACAATTAGCTGATCAGCTGTTTCGTTATTGTACTGATTTGATGGATTGGATACTCTTGCGCAAAACGCTACAAGCTCCTGAGCGGTAAGATTTTGTTCTGATTCTGGTGGTTGCGAATAACTGATCAACCTCACACTCATAACTTGCTCCAGTTCGTAATTGCTAGCCTAGCTGCCAACCCTTCATAGCTATTTTCAGCTATTATTTTTTTAATTTCAACTGACGTTAATCCAGAAAGAATCATATCATTTATATCTTTGGAATTCAGCTCAGCTGGCCAAACTACCACCTTAAACCCTTTGTGAGCAGCACCTTGCATCTTCTTAACGATATCTTTATTTCTTGGTTCGTTATCATATGCAAACGTAACTCTTTTATGGGTTTCCTGCGGTAGCCACACCAAACTAGCATCCGAGCCAGCCATAGCAATAGCGTTAGGGAGAAACAGAGAATCAATGGGTCCTTCAACGACTATAACTTCCTTGCTCGTGTCTAAAGCATCAAGTCCAAAAATCTTAGGCTTGTCATCGCGAAGCATGATTGTTATATAACGAATGCTTGAATTTCCAATTGCGCGGCCTTGAAACCCGAAGCATCGTTTTTCTTCGTCTAGAAAAGGTAAAATTAGTCTTGCTTCGTCCCGGGATACATCAGCAAATTTATTAGGTATAAGACCATTAACAAATTCCTTAAATCGCGGTGCATAGAATAGTTTGTAGTGCCGGTCGGGAGGGATCTTTCTTTTCTGAACGTAAAGTTTAGCAGGGTGATTAACCTCGAGCGAGGAGATCTTTTTAAGACCAGCCAGTACCCCAGTCTTTACAAAGACGGGCTGTACAAACTCTAATTTAGTCTCTTTACGTTCAGGTGTTTTATTATTTTTTTCAAGAAATGTCTCATTTACATAGTCGGCATGCATTACCGGATCAAATGTCTTGAGAAATGTTCCAAAACGCATCGATGCACCACAATTGTGGCAATAATATAGCATATGGTCTTTCTTCTCATAGAAGAAGCCGCGCGTTTTTGTACGATTTGTCTTTGAGTCACCACAGATAGGGCATCTGCAGCTGTATAGTTTATCAGACTTGCGGGTAAATCTCTCAAGCCTGTTAGATATTACACAAATATATTTTTTATCAGTCAGTAACATATGTTGCCTATTATTTCCGTACACTACATTATAGTAGAGCGCGAAAATAAAAATCAACTAGACATTACTTTACTAATATTTGAAAGAAGGAAACCAAGGACCATAGCACCACCAACAACCATCCACCTCCATTTTTCGAGGTTTGTTAATCGCTCTTCTATATTAACAAAGTGTTTCATCAGAGCATCATGCTGCTCTTTTTGTTCCACTTTAATTTCCTTAATATCAGAAGCAATATTTTTTAATTCGTTTTCTAGCACTGCTATTCGTGCCCCGGTGTCGAAAGTTTCCATTATCTAGGTTCCATGCTTTCGGATTCTGCACTACCTGCTTTACTAGTACCCGAAACACTAGAAATATTTGCTATTTTTTCTTGTCCTCTTGACCATGCTGCTACGCCAAGAACTGCACCCATTGCTAAGTGATATAGACCACCGCCGCCTAGTGTAAGGGGTTGCCACATTGCTAATGTATTTGCATGACTATAGAACTGAAGCAAGTTATAGAAGATAGGACCAACAATAAAATCGAACAGACAGGTAAGCATGTAAGTCCAACCCATCATAGGACGCCATTTTGAATTCATCCAATGTTCTCTATTAACTGCTACTTCAGACATTTGAGTCTTTATTGCTTTTGTTCTGGCCATAAGTATCTCTCTTAAACTACAGCAGCAATTAAACCATCTATGAGTTTATTTAGAGATTCTTTGACTGCAAGTTGCTTTAAGGACTGACTTGTATCTTTTTGAAGCTTAAGATCATATAGTAGTTCAACGTATTCGGACTTTTTAATTTTGCCTGCAATAAATGATTCATTAATTCTAATTGTTTGCGCAGCGATTTTCTTTGTAAAATCACTATCACACATAAGAAAGGTTTTTATCTCGTCTATCATCTTGGCTTCCTAGCTATAACACGTTGAATTGCAACAGAGGTGTCTTGTATTGCAGTAAGCTTTAACTCACAATATAAAGCACTAACATCATCATCTGTTGCATATCGATTAACCAAGCCTTCAGCTATTTTTGATAAATTATCTTCTGCTTTTATTGCATCATCATTATATTTAAACCCACTGGAAAGATTTTTTAAGAGTATAGTTTTAAAGTAAAGGTCGTTAGCTACCTTTTTCATGTATACAGAATCATTACAATTTTTTTTGTTTAATTGCGCCAGTGTACTTATCTCATTTACTATACTATGCTCTGATGTGTCGTATTTTGCTAAAAAAAAAGAACTACATCCCGCTAACAATAAACTAATAAGAAGTATAAGCTTACGCATTTGGTGTCTTCCTAGTTAGCACTTTTTTAAAAATTATTTTTTTTCTACTTACAGGCGGCTCACCTTGAGAACCAACACCCACCCCTGCTATCTTACCATCACCAACTATATTTGCTATTTCTTCTTCAAGCATTTCTAAGAGCTCATTTTCTGGCACTTCAATGCCTGTATTTTGCTCTTTTAAAAGAAGAAGAGCTGCTGCATAGGATGCTATTCTTGATTTGCCGCCTGGAATTTTACCTAAAAGCTTTTTTAAGTTAGCTATTAGTCTATCAAAATATCCCCACGCATTTTTTTCTTCACTTTTTTTAAGAGTGTTACTTTTACGAAGAACATTACCTTCCATATCAATAATGCCAAGCTTATAAGCTTCCCATTCCTTGAAGGGGGTTGATAGTCTTTTTAAAAACTGATATATTAAAAAAAGATCTATTACCTTAGAAGCCATTAAATACCTCTTAATGCATTAATTATTTTTTGGTCCATTTTAATATCCGATATTAAAATATTACTTGATTCTGGTCCTATTTTTTCTATTCTATCAGGGCAATAATTTAGAAAAACTAGAAAAGGTTTTAAGAGAGGATAGTAACCTTTAAGTTTCAAAAAGAGCATTCTAGTAGTTGCTGGAACACCAAACAGATTGTAAAGAACTATAATGTGGTTCATTATCAATCTTTCTTTAAGCTCACCTGTTTCTTTATACCTACTAAAAAGTCTTTTAATATACTTAAATCTATTTAAATCTTCATAGAATTCCGCTGTATTCAGGCATGACGGGTTATCATAGTATCTAGCAGCATAAAGTAAAAAATTGCTTTCATCAAGTTTTTCATTGTGCATACTAATTAAGTCTTACGTAAACGACTCCCGATGGGTTATAGTACATGCCCCCTACGTTTACCCCGGCTGCTTGAGCTGCTGTGTCGTTATCATATGGCCCTGGCACTAAAGAAGTATCACCCTTATTACCTTTGTCGCCTTTATTACCTGCGGGTCCTTGTGGTCCTACATCATCTATATTAATGGTACCTGCCATTGAGCTATGATATTGGCAATTGTAATATAGAGTCGATGGTGCATTTGACGGCACAGTGAATATAACTGTACCATTATCTGTACCATTATTTGTTACACCGGTGGAATAAGAATTACCCGTGCCAGTTTCTTGTACAGTTTTAATCCAAAATGGATGACCTGATGCAGAAATATTAAAGTAATAGGTAAATCCTCTAATCAAGGACAATGTGGGATTACTACCAGTGAGCCCAGAAAAGTAATATAAACCTGAATTAGCGGTCACAGAATATGATATACCACCGACTACGCCCTGGGGTCCTTGTGGCCCTTGTGATCCTATGTCGCCCTTAGCTCCAGTTACACCAGTGCTACCTGTATCACCCTTATTACCAGTTGCGCCTGTTAGACCTGTTGCGCCGACTTCACCTTTATCGCCTTTATCTCCTTTGTTGCCTGCTGCACCTGTATCACCCTTATTACCAGCTAAGCCTTGATCGCCTTTTTCACCTTTAAGCCCAGAAGTATTGCCAACCCAATAACCTGATGAATTAATAACGGGTAAACCGTTAACCGAGATCACACCTCTTACATTTGCATTAGCGTTTAAGTAAGATACATTGTTAACAAAGATAGTGTTTGTAATGTTTACCGCACCGTTTACAGACACCGAGGCCTTAAACTGAGCATTAGACGCTACGTTACCAAAGAAATTAGCGACTGTTATCTTCTTTGTTTCAGCGACGCCTGACGGACTATCTACTATTACTAGTAAATCCTCTGGTGCCGCTGAAACAAGAGGTGTAAGCTCTGATATTTTTTTAGACCTATCAGTCATTTTTATGCGTCGGGAAGAACTGAATCATCATTGCCATCGGTATTTAATGTACCCATGGCGACTAATGTTTCATATTGAACTCTGCCGGCTCTACCCCCTGAGCCTACAGTTCTTAAATTCCAGCCTGTGTGAGCAACACCTTTATTCTTGGCACCACCAACCACTGCGGTAGCAGTAGCTGTCTCACCCCGAAGAGTGGCTCCACCGGCGCTAGCGCTTGCTGAAGCAGCCGAAGTAATAGAAATATTAGCACCACCTTCAGTTGCTGAAAGAGCTATTACTGTTGAATTTGCAAACGAAACAAAATATGTTGTGTTATTGACAAGCCCTATAGGGGTTGAAGTAGCATTACCTGCATAAACTACCTTATCACCTACAGTCAGTTTGCTGTTAGCAGATGAAACGGCAATCGTATTGCTTGTTACAGCTGTATTACCGTTGAAAGTAATTAAACTTGGCGCAGTAATAGTAACGGTAGGGTTAGTAACGTATGAGCTACCCCCATCTGTAATATTTACTGCTGTGATTCTCCCTGTCGAAGTATTGCAGAAAGCGTTTGCAGCTGCGTCTGAACCACCGCCACCTGAAAATGATGCTGTTGTATTACCAGAATATCCTGAACCACCTGATGTGATAATTATTTGTGTTACATTGCCTGCTCCAACTGCAATTTCATTAGCATCCACACAAAACTGACCTGTTGTAACACCTGTAATAAACGCATCTGGTGTTGTATGTAAAAAAAGAGCGTCTCTGTTAGTAGTATTAGGTGTTGCCTTAACCCTAGTAGGAGCCCATAGCACGCTATTTGAAGCGGCGTCTGATTTTCCCCATTGTGCCATTTCTTTCTCCTGTTTAAATATAATATTTATTATTAGTCTTTTGTCAGCATATCAACTAGATAGGCCGAACTCTTGTTTATTGGTTTGGAACTATTTTGTACTACTATCTGCTCTTTTTTATTATCCTTCGAAGGACGGCCAGGTCTCTTGACCGCCTTCTTTATCTCGACCGACGCTTCTGTTATTGTAGCATTAGCCTTACCATTAGTTATAACAAATGACCCTACATTAATACCCATCACAAAACCTTGTGGACAGCCATTAGATTGTGATGTGACTGAGCAATATGATCATGCACTTCTGCTCTATCGGCTGGCTTGAGCTTATCTAAGGCATGAAGCACTTTACCTGCTACATCATGCCTTACAAAATGCGTTTTACCATTAGCAAATTTTACATCTGAGCCGCCTTTTTCATCCTTCATATCATGTGCAACTTTAAGCTGTACAGAAATGTGTTTATCAGGCTCAGTGGTTAGGTGAGGGCTACCTGGTCTTGCAGGGCCTTCATGTCTTTTTTCTTCTTCGTCGTCATTCTTATTTGGCTTTGCTTCCATTTTCTTCCACTTAGGATCGTCAGGGTTCATGCGAGGGCGACCGCGGCCTTCATCAAGACTTGATTCTTTTTTCATACTTTTTTTGTTGTGTGTATGTTCTTCAGATACAAGTACTTCTAACTCATTGGTGGCAACTCTTACTATACCTTCTGCAAACATAACATCATACCAAGAAATAGCCCCAGTTTCATCAGGTAAAGCATGCTGTGTAGTTAGAGTCTTGCCTTCTCCCATAGTCTTATGCTTCACGTGGACAGCACACTGGTGGGCGCGCCCGTTGCCGGGAGTATCGGTTTCTTCTTTTGCCGGTCTTCTATTAGCCATATCTGTACTCAACTTCGGCGCTTTTTTTGATGCTGCTAGGGTTGCTAGAGCTTTTTGATATGCGTTTTTTCGAGGTGTCGACAGGGGACCACCTGGATCAGTGGATCCAGGTGTAATTGTCACTGGTAAACTTTCCGCTTCATGGAATGTACCTGTCTTTTTGTTATACTTAAAAGGCTTTCCAGCAGTTTCTGAATCTTCTTCAACTTGTTTGCCGGCTCTTAATGCAGCAAAGTCCGCTGCATCAATTTTATTTTGGTCGCCAGCTAACGCAGCAATCTTCTTTTGCTTTGGAGAAAGCATCTTCTCAGCAACAAGCTTGTTCATTTTAGCTTGTTCCTTGGAATATTTTTCGTTACCTTCTTTTATTATATTTGCAACCTTATTGATAAGGTCTTTAGGGCTATTAAAAAGCATGATATCTCCTATGGGTTATCTATTATTTTAAGTTGAGTCTGAGCTCTTAAATTTCTTGTACGAAGATAGTTATCTATATCATCTTGAGTTGCTTTATCTTTTTCTTTGCTGTAAGGGGGGTTAATAAACCTATCTTTAAAGTACTTGTTTATATCCACCTTTGTAACACTCGAATCATCTACTTTAGCAGGTGAGTAATTAGTATACATTCCTCGAATAATTGTTTCTAAAGATTTAAAGTTGCGCATTTTTTAATCCTTTAAGATAGATCTAACCATCCATTGATGCTTTCTAATTGTGGCCATTCTATCCTGAACATAGTTTGCTATTCCAAATTCCGCAAATAGTTCAGATATTCTCATAACAGGCAAAAGTGTCGCGTAATATTGAGCTAGTTGTGTATCTAGGTCGCTAAACATACTCTCAGCTGACATAGGCATTGTAGAGTTTTCTGTAATAGTTGTAATCGCTTTAAATTCTTCAAGTGAGCCAGGAGAGTAGGCCCCTAATGCTCTAATATGTTCAGCAAATGTATCAACAGACCGGTAAATATCTTCATAAAGATTGTTTAAAAATTCGTGGTATTGAGGAAAATCCTTACCTTCTACATTCCAATGGTAGTAGTGTGCTTTAAGATAAAGTGTAAATGTATCAGCAAGTGTTTTTCTTAGTAAATTTACTAGTTCTTCCATCATACGTCCTTATTATCTAGTGGCCCGTTGGTTAGCCATGCGTCACAGGTGCGAGTCCCTGCACATTTAAAGTGTAGAACTACACAATATCCCAAATCAGCCTTATTAATAGTACCTTCAGCACCTACATTAGCGCTTTCACCGTTTTGGAGTCCGTTTTTTATACACTTGCGCATCTGATCTGATATATTAAATGCAGCACAATTGCCACATCTTGATGTTTTTGCATAATCGACAGACACATTCCATATTTTTGCCTTTTTTTCCCAAAATTCCTTAGATTCTTCCATAGGATTCATAGGGCCATAACCAAAATTATCTATGGCGTTCTGTCGGTTCATTAAATTCACACCCAAATCACGCGTTGCCAAGGGGCATCCGGTGGCTTTTTCTTCTAAGAATGTCATAAAAGTCTTCATTAACAGTTCCACTTCCTAAGAGCAAGTGCTTTTCTTGTTGGACGGCCCTTTTCATCCTTCATAGGACCCTTAACTCCACCCATTCTAGCACAAAAACTCTTTCTTCTGTTAGCTGCCTTGCTGCCTGGCTTTAATTTTGAAGGTTTTGTAGTAACAGCAAGAGATAATTTGCTACCCGGGTGTTCTCTTCTGTAGCTCATGATACCTTTCTTATTAAGGCCTCCGGTAGGGCTCTTGCCTTCTTTTCTCTGCCAGGCGGCCGATTCACTAATAAACTGCTTAAATGTAAGCATTTTTATGTCTTCTTATGCATGTTAATGTACCAGTGGGCAAGCTGCTTTTTTCTAGGTGAAGCAGAATCAGAAGAAAGCATATCTTTTAATTGACCAAGGGTTTTACCCTTAAGCCCATGTCTTGCCATATCACCTTTGTCTTGAGGATTCCTTCCATCCATAAAATTTTCATTGCTATTGCCGTAAGTAATACACGGAATCTCACCGCAGCCACAATTTTTTTGCTCATTCACATCAGGTTTGTCCTGATCTACTAGCTTTTTAAGTGCAACGCTTTGCTTATGGTGTGTTTTAACCGATTTTTGTAGTTGTTTGATGATCTTCTTAAGTTTCATTGTGGTTTTATCAGGGATAGAAACTTCTTCCTTCTGAAACCTATCGGAAGGATTAGTTGACTTAAGTGCTTTCTTAATGCCGCTCATTCTTTTATGGAGTCTGTTTAAGTATCCATCAAGGCTTTCGCCTTCTTTAGGCTTATGAGTAGAGGCAGCAGCCTTAGCAGTATATCTCATCTTTGTTTCTTTAGACACTTCATCTAGTCTACCCCCTTGGTTTCCAATTCCTTCATCATTGCTCATTTCTTCTAACTCCTTTTCATTACCCCAGTTAGCAGCGCCTACTTTTCTACACTTTGACAAAGCACCTGAGGCATATGCGCTTGGCCAGACTTTGTAGCGTGATTTCACCTTTTGATAGCACGCATCTTTTTCTTCGGTGCGAACATTGATGGCTGCCCCGCTTCTTTCTGGATTAGGATCTTCACGTCGCTTGCGTTTGACTGCAGCGGCTCTTTTGTCCTTATCCATTGCGCGCGCTTTAGCAAGTGGGAGGCATTTAGGTTTGCCTTCACCATCTTCCCTTGCGCAAGGACCTTTGATATTGCCTTTAGTGTCCATTCTTACCCATTTGTCTTTGAACCAATCTCTCAGGTTCTCATCAAGGGATTCAAAGATATCACTATCTAGATGTGTGGCGTGCCCGCCATTGATAAATGAATTCACTCTATCAAAGGCGACTTGTTGGGGTGTTTTGTTTTCACGAACATCATTCAGCCCTCTTCTAAAAACTTCTTTCAGAGCGTGAATTGAAATGCCACTCTCTATTGCCTTGAATAGAAGCGACGCTTCTTCTTGTTGGGTAATAAGGGATTGTTCAACTATATCAGCAATCGAGCTAAACTCCTCAAACCCTATTTCTTCTTTGAGCTTGCTTCTTGATCTGATTTTCTTGAGACGTATTCTGACTTTGTTGAGCTGGTTTGCAACTCTTTTTCTATGCCTGTCAGTCACAACCTTTTTATCAAGCTGATTTTCCCTAACAAGATCTGCAACCACTGGATTGATAACAATCTTATCTTTTTTAGAGGAAGATTTTTTAATTGCAGGTTTTCCAGGCACAGGCATGCTCTGGGTTAAATCATCTAGTGGCATATTTTTCCTTTTTACCGGAGTTTTCCGTAGACTTATCCGTATAAAAGGTATTTATAATCCCACCAACACACCTCTACAACTCTATGAAAAGCGCAGGGGGCTCTATATCTTGGGCGAAGCCCCAAGCAGGCCGCAAACTTTCTACTTTAACTTAACTCGAGGTTTAATAACCCCCGATGTAACTCTCTCAAGCACAATATCATCTTTCTTAACATTCGTCACAGCTTCTATACGGCCTTTATTAGAAGTTTCGTTCCGAATAAAGATGAAGGG